CCATAACCACTCATTCGGATAGCCTTTGGACAAATCTTTAAAAGAAATAACAAAGAAAAAATAATAGGGGAGGATATGCCAAATGAGTAAAAGCGGAAAAAAGAAGAGGAGTACAGCCGGATTGATATTGGATGTAATACTCACGTTATGTACTGGTGGATTATGGTTAATCTGGATATTGATACGGTATCTCAGAAATAATAGTTAAAATTGAATATTGGTTAAGTGAGACAGAGATTCTTTAACGAGTCCCTGTCTTTTTTATTTTCATTTGGTATTTTTTTGCGCGCGAAAAAAACATAGACTGTTATGAAGAGAGAGGGTTAAAACAGCCATTCTCTCTTTTATTTTGGAGAAAGGAGGCTCATCTATGCTTGAAAGTGAATTTCAAAACAAATTGATTCAAGAGTTAAAAAGAATGTTCAAAGGCTGCATAGTTACAAAACTCGATGCCAGTCATATTCAGGGTATTCCTGATTTGTTAATATAACGATAAATGGGCCACCTTAGAATGTAAAAAAAGTGTACGCGCCAAGAAACAACCAAATCAAGAATATTATGTTGGACGAATGAATGAGATGTCATTTTCAAGATTTATTTGTCCGGAGAATAAGGAGGAAGTGTTATATGATCTTCAACAAGCATTCCGCTCTTGAAGGGCAACACGCCTTTCTTGGTGCGAGTAAATATCATTGGATCAATTATGATGAATCCAAAGTTGCCGAGTCATATTCAAAATTTTTGGCAACTCAAAAAGGAACTGAACTTCACGATTTTGCAGCGAGATGTATTACTCTCGGTCAAAAACTTCCAAAATCACAGAAAACATTAAATATGTATGTGAATGATGCCATTGGTTTTAAAATGATTCCAGAGCAACCCCTGTTTTATTCGGAGAATTGCTTTGGTACAACCGATGCAATCGTGTTTCGAAATCGGATGCTTCGTATTCACGATTTAAAAACAGGTGTCATTCCAGCACACATGGAGCAGCTTGAAATATATGCGGCTCTTTTTTGTTTGGAGTATAAAATTAAACCGGCTGATATCGACATAGAGTTGAGAATTTATCAGAGCAATCAGATTTTATATGAAAATCCAACAGCAGAAATCATCGTTCCAATCATGGATAAAATTATTACATTTGACAAAGTAATTAACAAAATCAAAGAACAGGAGGGCTAAATTATGAATCCAATTGCGGAAGAAATTTTAATGCATTATGGAATGCCTCGCCGTTCTGGACGCTATCCATGGGGCTCTGGTGAAAATCCATATCAGCATAGTGGAGATTTTCTTAGTCGAATAGATGAGTTGAAGAGCCAGGGAATGAGTGATACGGAAATTGCAAAAGCTATGGGATTAACCACCACACAATATCGTACACAGAAATCATTGGCGAAAGATGAGAGGCGTGCACTGGATGTGGCAAGGGCGAAGTCTCTTAGGGAAGACGGACTAAGTCTAAATGAAATTGCAAAAGAGATGGGGTTTGCAAATGATTCATCTGTTCGTTCTTTACTGAATGAAAATTCCGAAGTTCGCATGAACCAGGCGAAGACCACTGCTGAATTTATCAAAAAGCAAATTGATGAAAAAGGTATGATCGATGTCGGTGCAGGTGTAGAAAGAGAACTTGGCATTTCAAAAGAGAAATTGAATGAAGCTCTCTATATGTTGGAGATGGAAGGCTATCCTGTTTATGGAGGTAGAGTGGATCAGATAACAAATCCGGGTAAAAAGACTACTCTTCGGGTAATCTGTCCTCCTGGAACAGAGCATAAAGAAATTTATGATTTTGAGAATATCAATTCTTTGAAAGATTATGTGTCCCACGATGATGGAGAAACCTTCGATCCTAAATTTGTTTATCCGAAAAGTATGGATTCTAAGCGACTTCAAATTCGCTATTCCGAAGATGGCGGTGAATTGAAAGATGGAGTTGTTGAAATTCGTAGAGGTGTTGATGATTTGTCTTTGGGAGAATCGCATTATGCACAGGTACGAATTTTGGTTGACGGAAGTCATTACATTAAAGGTATGGCGGTTTATTCCGATGACTTGCCGGATGGTGTAGATGTTGTGTTCAACACCAATAAGAAAAAAGGAACTCCTAAAATGGATGTTTTAAAACCAATCAAAGATGATCCGGATAACCCGTTTGGTTCTTTGATTAAAGAAGGCGTTAATGATCCCGACAACCCGACTTCTGTGAAAGGCGGTCAGAGCTATTACTATGATAAGAATGGTAAGAAGCAGCTTTCACTAATAAATAAGCGTGCGGAAGAAGGAGACTGGGGAGAATGGGCGGATAAACTTCCATCACAGTTCTTATCTAAACAGAGTCGAACCTTAATTAAGAAACAACTTAATCTGGCAGCAGCAGATAAGCAATCAGAATTTGATGAGATTTGTTCTTTGACTAATCCGACTGTAAAGAAAGCTCTTCTAAAATCTTTTGCTGATGATTGCGATGCAGCGGCAGTCCATTTACAAGCGGCAGCTCTTCCTCGTCAGAAGTATCAGGTTATTCTTCCTTTAACTTCTATTAAAGATAACGAAGTTTATGCTCCGAACTATAAGAATGGAGAAACTGTGGCTTTAGTTCGTTATCCGCATGGAGGAACCTTTGAGATTCCCGTTCTGACAGTAAACAACAAACAAGCTGAGGGAAGAAGAGTTCTTGGGAACACGCCGGCGGATGCCATCGGAATCAATAAAAAAGTAGCAGATAGACTTTCTGGAGCAGATTTTGATGGTGATACCGTTATGGTCATTCCATGCAACTCATCCAATAGTAGAGTGAAAATCACATCGACTCCACAGTTGAAAGGTCTTGAGGGATTCGATCCTAAAATGGCGTATGGAACAGTCAAAAAGGGTGGTGACTACTATAACGAAAGCGGTCAGAAGATTAAGATTATGAATAATACTCAGACAGAAATGGGTAAAATTTCAAATCTGATTACTGACATGACGTTAAAAGGAGCTACTCAGGATGAATTAGCAAGAGCGGTCCGCCATAGTATGGTTGTTATCGATGCCGAGAAGCATAAACTCGATTATAAAAAGAGTGAGCAAGATAATGGAATCACAGCCCTGAAGAAAAAATACCAGGCTCATGAAAATGATGATGGTTATGGTGGAGCTGCTACGTTGATTTCAAGAGCAAAGTCTGAAACCTCAGTGTTAAAAAGAAAAGGAAGTCCGATTATCGATAAAGAAACCGGTGAGCAAAGCTGGAAGACTGTTCGAGAGGAGTATGTGGATAAGAATGGGAGAACCCAGGTACGAACTCAGAAGAGTACCAAGATGGCAGAAACCAGAGATGCTCGGACACTTTCATCTGGAACTCCTCAGGAAGAGGCGTATGCGGACTATGCTAATACCATGAAGGCCCTGGCTAATCAGGCTCGTAAGGAGATGATTAGTAGTGGGAAAATAGCTTACTCCGCTTCTGCAAAACAGACTTATCAAGTTGAAGTGGACTCTCTTATGTCAAAGTTGAATGTTGCTTTAAAGAATGCCCCTAGAGAACGTCAGGCACAGACCATGGCTAATTCTATTGTGGCTGCTAAAAAGAAAGACAACCCAGACATGACAAAAGCCGAAATCAAGAAGGCTAATCAACAGGCTCTTACTGCGGCTCGTACCGCTGTTGGTGCAAAGAGAACGCCTATCGAGATTACAGATCGTGAATGGGAAGCAATTCAAGCGGGAGCTATTAGCGAGAATAAACTTACCCAGATTCTTAACAACACAAACATAGATACTGTCAGACAAAGAGCCACGCCTCGTGTGACAACAACACTAAGCCCAGCAAAAGCAAATAGAATCGCAGCCTTGAATGCTTCGGGTTATAGCACTGCTGAGATAGCAGAAGCTTTAGGTGTATCGAGTTCTACAGTGTCGAAGTATCTGAATGGAAAGGAGTGAACAAAGTAAAATGGCAAGCAAATGTATGCTTACAACTGTTGATAATCCTTTTGATCCATTTGAACAGTTCACTTCATGGTTCATGTTCGATGAGGAAAAAGGTTATCATACATGTTCGTATCTTGGAAGAATTGCGAGAACATCCGATCAACTTTCAGAAGAAGAAAATGAGTTGGAAAATGAACGAGCAATTGATGAAATTTTGAAATATGATTTTCGGAATATCTATAAAAAAGTTGTGCAAAAAACATAATCATATTGCGGTGTAATGGTATAGGGGGGGTGTCGCAAAAAATGCACCCCCTCCGTCATCGCGGCGGTCTTTGAAAATTCCCCGGGGGTATTTTTCGGAGAATGTTTTTACCTTCCGGCAGTATTTAACAGAGCTCATAAGGTTGACTAAGTAATAAGCTGTGGTTCTTTTTACTCTTTTTTCTCCTTTCGGTAAAAAAGTTGCAGTCAGCTTTGTGGGTTCTTTTAAATACTGCCAGAAAACTTTTATGAATCTATTGAAAAACACATGGGAAGGAGACAGTAAATGGCTAGAAAAGTAAAGAGTTCCGAATCGACAAGCTCTTCCAAAAAGATTCGCCCTGCTTTGACTCCGGAAGCAAGAGAACTTCAAATGATTTCTCTGGCTGTTGACTTGGCTGAAAAGCAATTACTGGAGGGGACTGCTTCTTCTCAAGTCATTACGCATTATCTGAAATTAGGATCTTCCAGAGAAAAGCTAGAACAAGAACGACTAGCAGAAGAGAATAATTTAGCCAGGGCAAAAGTGAGGGCTATTGATTCCACTGACGAAATTAAAGATCTCTATAAAGATGCCATCAATGCATTTCGTATATACAGCGGACAGGGTAACGACGATGATTAGGACATATGCAGAACTATCAAAATTGAAGACTTTTAAAGAACGATACGAGTATCTTCGTTTAGGCGGAGTTGTCGGGACAGACACTTTTGGATTTGACCGATATTTGAATCAGATTTTTTATCGGTCTACAGAATGGAAGTCAGTTCGTGATTTTGTGATTGTGAGAGATAATGGATGCGATCTTGGAATAGAAGGACATGAAATATATGGGAAAATATTGATTCATCATATGAATCCAATTTCCGTAGAGGATATTTTAAAAAGAAGCGATTTCCTTTTAAATCCCGAATATCTCATCTCAACAATTCTTACAACACATAATGCCATTCATTACGGAGACGAAAGTCTTCTCATTACAGAACCTATTGTTCGAAGCAGAAATGATACATGTCCCTGGAAACGTTGATGGAGAGGAGATTATGGAGATTATGGAAAGCGTACTTACATCAATAAAAAAAATGCTTGGTATTACAGAAGAGTATGAACACTTCGATTCAGATATTATCATGCATATCAATTCGGTGTTTATGATTTTGACTCAACTTGGCGTTGGTCCGCCATCAGGATTTTCTATTCGAGATAAAACTTCCACGTGGAAAGAATTTATTTCTGATGAAACAAAGCTACAGTTAGTAAAATCTTATATGCATATGAAAGTAAAATTGCTATTTGATCCCCCTTTGAGTTCTGCGGTAATAGCCTCAATGGAAAAGATGATTGCTGAAGCGGAATGGCGATTAAATGTAGCAGCGGAAACTGATATCGAAAAATCGGAAGATCATGAATCATACGATGGTGAATACAAGATAACACCGAAAGCGTTCGATTCTCAGACATTGGATACAGAAAATAAGATTCTTGAGCGAAACATTGTGATAACAGAAGTCCCATATTATGAAACCGGAAACGAAGCAAATGGAATAACATCTTACATTGCAAAGGAGGGAAATTCAAAATGAGTGATGAAGAAATGCTGCAACATTATGGAATCCTCGGAATGAAATGGGGAGTTCGTAGGACACCAGCACAGCTTACAAGAGCGAATGGGAGAGCTGGTAAAACGGAAAGTTCTGATGAAATAAAAAAGATGTCTGATTCAGAACTTCGTTCAAAGATTAACCGTCTCCAGATGGAAAAGCAGTACAAGCAGCTAACCAGTTCAGAAATTTCAGTTGGAAGAAAATTTGTTCAGGATGTTCTGACAAATGCTGCAAAGCAGACCGCTACCAATTATGTATCAAAATACATGACGAAAGGTATTGATGCGGCTATTAAGAAAGCAACAGGCAAGTAGGTGATTTAATTATTATGGCATTATCAAACACAGCCGTTCCCAAATACTACGGCATGTTTCGAGATGCCGTAATAAGAGGGGAGATACCCGTTTGCAAAGAAATCTCTATGGAGATGAATCGAGTTGATGATTTAATAGCTAATCCAGGTATTTATTACGACGATCAAGCGGTCGAGGGATGGATTGCTTATTGTGAATCGGAACTGACATTGACGGATGGTTCTGACTTGAATCTGCTTGATTCGTTTAAATTATGGGGAGAGCAGGTTTATGGATGGTATTACTTTGTTGAGAGGAGCGTATGGGAGCCAAGTTCCGATGGGCATGGTGGGCGTTATGTAAATAAAAGGATTAAGCAGCGATTGATAAAAAAGCAATATCTTATTGTGGGGCGTGGTGCTGCAAAATCTTTGTATGACACATGTATTCAGTCATATGGATTAAACATTGATCCTTCTACAACACATCAAGTTACAACTGCGCCTACAATGAAACAGGCTGATGAAGTAATGTCGCCATTCCGTACAGCAATTACTCGATCACGAGGTCCTTTATTCCGGTTCCTCACAGAAGGTTCTTTGCAGAATACAACCGGTTCTAAAGCGAAGCGAATGAAGCTTGCTTCTACCAAAAAAGGTATTGAGAATTTTCTCACTGGTTCGCTTTTGGAAGTAAGACCGATGTCCATAGCAAAGCTTCAGGGATTACGTCCTAAAATTTCCACAGTGGACGAGTGGTTATCAGGAGACACGAGAGAAGATGTTGTTGGTGCTCTTGAACAAGGTGCATCGAAGCTGGATGACTACATTATCGTTGCTACGAGTTCTGAGGGAACTGTAAGAAACGGAGCAGGCGATACCATCAAAATGGAGTTACTAGACATCCTCAAAGGGGAGTATGTTAATCCACATGTGTCTATTTGGTGGTATAAATTGGATTCCATTGATGAAGTTGGAAATCCAGATATGTGGTTGAAGGCGAACCCCAATATCGGTAAAACAGTAAGCTATGAAACATATCAGCTTGATGTGGAGAGAGCTGAAAAATCTCCCGCCGCGAGAAACGATATTTTGGCAAAAAGATTTGGTTTACCGATGGAAGGTTATACCTATTATTTTACATATGAAGAAACACTTCTTCATAAAAAGAGAAGTTATTGGCAGATGCCGTGTTCTTTGGGCATTGATCTATCACAAGGTGATGACTTCTGTGCTTTTACATTTTTATTTCCATTATCAAATGGTTCTTTTGGAATCAAAACCAGAAACTACATTTCTTCATCAACTCTGATGAAACTTCCAGCAGCAATGAGAATTAAATACGATCAGTTTATGGAAGAAGGGAGCTTGATTGTTCTTGAAGGCACCGTTCTCGATATGATGGAAGTGTATGAGGACTTGGATAATCATATCACTGAATTTGGATACGATGTTCGATGTCTGGGATATGACCCGTATAACGCAAAGGAATTTATTGAGCGATGGTCTTCTGAAAACGGACCGTTTGGAATTGAAAAAGTGATACAGGGAGCTAAAACAGAATCCGTTCCATTGGGAGAGTTAAAGAAACTTTCAGAGGAGCGGATGCTTCTGTTTGATGAAGAACTTATGACTTTTGCGATGGGGAATTGTATTGTCATGGAAGACACGAATGGAAATAGAAAATTATTGAAAAAGAGATACGACGCAAAGATTGATGCCGTAGCAGCGATGATGGATGCGTTCGTTGCTTTTAAATTAAATCGAGATGCTTTTGAATAAGGAGGTGACGAATTCAAAATGGAAGTTACAATTGGTTCCAGGATTAAACATGCCTGGAACGCTTTTTTAAACAGAGATCCAACAAGTTACTATAGAGACATAGGAGTTGGATATTCATACAGACCAGATCGTCCGAGGCTTACAAGAGGTAATGAGAGATCTATTGTTACTTCTGTATATAATCGGATTGCGTTGGATTGTGCTTCAATCAGTATTCAGCATGTTCGTTTAGATGATTCGGAAAGATTTCTTGAAAAAATTTCATCGGGATTGAATGATTGTTTAAATCTATCAGCCAATATTGATCAGACTGGTAGGGCTTTTCTTCAAGATATTGTTTTGTCAATGCTTGATGAAGGATGTGTAGCGATTGTTCCGGTAGATACTGATGACGATCCGGATATTACCGGTTCGTATAAAATCGAATCGATGAGAACTGGAAAAATTATGGAATGGTTTCCGAGTCATGTTAAGGTGAGGGTCTATAACGAGCGAACAGGGTTAAAGGAAGATATTGTAGTCCCTAAAGACACAATAGCAATTATCGAAAATCCGCTTTATGCAGTTATTAACGAGCCCAATTCAACCATGCAGCGTTTGATAAGGAAGTTGAATTTGTTGGATGTTGTTGATGAGCAAAGCAGTTCGGGAAAACTTGATTTGATTATTCAGCTTCCCTATGTAATAAAAACAGAAGCAAGGCGTCAACAGGCTGAGAAGAGGCGTGTCGAGATCGAGCGTCAGTTGGCCGGTTCTAAATATGGTATCGCATATACCGACGGTACGGAACGGATCACACAGTTGAATCGTTCTGTGGAAAATAATCTAATGAAGCAGATTGAATACTTGACGAGTATGCTTTATAGCCAGTTGGGTATCACTCAGAGTATATTGGATGGTTCCGCAGACGAGAAAACCATGTTGAATTATTATAACCGTACCATCGAACCGATTATTGCAGCTATCGTTGACGAATTAAAACGTAAGTTCCTTACTAAAACAGCCAGGTCTCAAAAGCAATCGATTCTGTTCTTCCGTGACCCCTTCAAACTTGTACCAGTAGCTGATCTGTCAGAAATTGCTGACAAATTCACAAGAAATGAGATTATGACATCAAATGAAATTCGCCAGATTATTGGTATGAAACCGTCTGATGATCCAAAAGCTGATGAGCTCAAGAATAGCAATATCAGCGAGGCCAAATCTGAGCCTTCAAATGGTAGTTACGATGTCGAACCCAACGAAAGTGATGCTGGAGCCGATTATGACAGCATAGTGAACGAGCTGCTTGACGGTCTTGAAAAGGAGATTGATGAAATTATAGGAAGCTATGTTTCGGATGATGAGGAGGAGCCCTAATGGATATTAACGAACCTCTTCAACACTATGCGTCTCCTTATTACGACCCAGTGAAAGCTCATGAATATTATATGAGAACCAGAGAACTCAAAGGGCGACGTTCCACAACAAAGCTTAATGATGAGGGAAAGAAAGTCTGGGCTTATACAAAAAATGAGATTTCTGGTAAGAAGAAGGAAAAGGTAAAAGAAGAACAGGAAAAACGGAAACAAAAAATTGCTGAGCTGAGAGCAAAAGCCAAGGTGACCCGAGAGCAGATCTCAGCTAAATTAAAGGAACTGAATGCTCAGCTTACCGAGGAATCTTCGTCGAGAAGGAGTAGGGTTGATTCTCGTAAAAAATCTGATTTGGAGGATATTGGAGAAGAAGCAGAAGACCAGAAAGAGCGTATCGATGAAAAGAAGAATACCGAGATTGAACGCTTAATGGCAATAGAAATTCCATCCGGGTTATCCAAAGAAGAAAGGGCAAAGCGAGTAGCGGAGCGAAATGAGAAAATCGCAAAGCTTCGTGATGATGCCAGCGAGGATAAATCTAAGGTGAGTGAGCAGGCGAAAGCTGAAAAAGAAGAGGTGAGAACTTCCGCAAGTCGTAAAAAGAAACGAATTACTGAAGACACCAAAGAAGAAAGGGCTGATAATTCTGCGAATGCTAAATCAGAAAGAGAAAAAGTTAGTGCAGAGTTAAAGGCTGCCGTTACCGCTGCAAGGGAAGCTTATAAAGCAGCAAAAGAAAATCTTGATGCCACTTATGAAGATCTTTATCAGCAAGAGTTTGATAAGATAGCTTCCGAATATAAAGCAGTAAAGAAGAGGAAACGGAGGAAGTAGAAATAGCTTTCGCACAATACTGATAGAAGGAGTGATTTTCAAAATGGAGAAATATGATTTTAGTGGCTGGGCTACTAGAAACGATCTTCTTTGTGTTGATGGTCGAACCATCAAAAAAGATGCGTTTAAAAACCAGAATGGAGAAACCGTTCCGCTGGTTTGGGGGCACACCCATTCCGATCCTAATCGCGTGCTCGGTCATGCGGTTTTGGAAAATCGTGACGAGGGTGTTTACGCTTATTGTAGTTTCAATGACAGTGAATCTGGACTTGCTGCAAAGAAATTAGTGAAGCATGGAGATGTTCGTTCACTTTCCATTTGTGCCGGTCAACTTAAACAGGCAGGAGCAAATGTAGTACATGGCGTTATTTATGAATTGAGCCTTGTTCTGGCTGGAGCTAATCCAGGCGCATTCATTGATTCTGTCATGGAGCATGGTGACGCTTCGGAAGATCGCATGATTATTGGATATGATGAGAATATTATGATTTATCATTCTGCGGATGAAAAAGAAGAGAAGTCCGAAACGCAGGAAGGTAAAACTTCTGAAGAGAAAACGGAAGAAGATGAAGAAACAGTTGAGCAGATATTTGATACGCTCAGCGAAAAGCAGAAAAATGTAATCTATGCAATGTTCGGACAGGCTTTCGGGGAACCGGATAAGCCCGAAGATAAAAACGATGATTCTAAAGGAGGAAAAACCGAAATGAAGCATAATGTGTTTGACAATGAAAAGAAAAACGAAACGGGTGGCTTTCTGGCTCATTCTGCCCAGGAGGATATTATCAAGATGGCAAAGACCAGTCAGGTTGGCACTTTCCAGACTGCACTTGAGATTTATGCAGAGCAGAATGGTTTTCAGCATGATGCGGTAAGCGGTGGATTTGTTCAGGCTGGCGAGGGTAATGTGACGGCTCTTTTCCCTGAGTATCAGGAAGTTCGTCCAGGTGCCCCTGAGCTTATTACCAATGATCAGGGCTGGATTTCCAATGTGATGAGAAAAGTACATAAGAGCCCTATTTCCAGAATCAGAACCAGCCAGACTGATATTCGTGGTATCGATTCTCTGCGTGCCAGAGGTTATAAAAAGGGTAAAGAGAAGAAACAGGCTGGAAACTTCAAATTGGTTCGCAGAACGACAGATCCGCAGACCGTTTATGTAAAGAATGCGTTACATCGTGACGATATTGTTGATATCACAGACTTTGATTATGTTAAGTATCTCTATGATATCGATCGTTTGATGCTCAACGAGGAACTGGCAATCGCAATGATGCTGGGAGACGGTCGTGAAGATGGCGACGAGGGTAAAATTGATCCGGATAAAATCAGACCTATTTGGACAGACGACGATTTGTACACCATCCATGCAGATTTAGATGTAGAAGCCGCAAAGAAAGAGCTTCAGGGAACCAATACAGGTGCAAACTTTGGTGAAAATTATATTCTCGCCGAGGCTATGATCAATGCGGTTCTGTATGCAAGAGAGAATTACAAGGGAACTGGTACACCAGATATGTATATCACACCGCATATGCTTAATGTGATGCTTTTGGCTCGTGACATGAATGGTCGCAGAATCTACTCTTCCAAGGCGGAACTTGCATCTGCTTTTAACGTTGGTGAGATTCTTACCGCTGAGCAGTTTGAGGGCAAGACCCGTAAGACGGACGACAGCAAGACCAAGAAACTGCTTGCTATCATTACGAACCTGAATGACTACTCTCTGGGTGCCACAAAGGGCGGCGAAGTTACCCACTTCACACAGTTTGATATCGACTTTAACCAGGAGAAGTCCCTTCTGGAAACCAGATGTTCCGGTGCTCTGACCAGAGTGTACTCTGCCATTGCAATCGAAGAGGATGTAACTGACCTCCCTTAATCGGCTTCTCCGTTAATCCCGAAAATGGGGAAGCCAATCTGTTCGGGAAAACAGTAGATTCGTTACAGGAGAATGTTGTTGTCGGAGAGGCTGAGATTACCGGTACGCTAAAACATGTTACCGGGTACACAGGATTCAGTAGCAATGTTTCTGAGCAAGAAGGAAACTATCTTGCTTTGAAAGTGGATTCCGATTCTCAGGATGCAGTTGTTACTGTTGAACTCGTAGGCGGAACAAAAGGACCAGTTACACTCGACGAAGACAGAAACATCGTACTCCTTATCAAGAATAAGGATACTCAGAGTATTAAGGTGACTGTAAACAATGAGGGCAACTCTTCTACAAAGACTTATAAACTTACTGGATTGACTTTAGAGGGAAAATAAAGGAGAAAATTCAAAATGGCAAAATTTTATGGAAAAATCGGCTATGCTGTGAGAATGGAAATTCGTCCGGGTGTTTGGGATGATGAAATTACTGAACGGGAATATTTTGGAGATTTGCTTCGGAATACCAGCCGGTATCAAACTTCCGATAAGCTCAATGACGACGTCAATATTTCAAACGAAATCAGTATTGTAGCCGATCCTTTTGCCTATCAGAATTTTCATGCAATGCGGTATGTCGAGTTTATGGGAGCTAAATGGAAAATTTCCAGTGTCGAAGTTCAGTATCCGCGTTTGATCTTGACAGTAGGAGGTGTGTATAATGATTGACCGACGAATCAAGTTTCATGGACTATTGTGCGAGATTTTATCTTGTCCCATAGAAGGTGAAAGATGTCGATGCTATTTTCAGCCGCCAGAATCTGTTAAGATGAGTTACCCCGCCATTGTATATAGTCTTGATGATATTGATAAGACATATGCAAACGACGGGGTATATTTATCTAAGCGAAGATATACCATTGTGGTTATCGATAAAGATCCGGATACGAACCTTGTACAGAAAGTAACGAATTTACCAATGAGCCGGTTTGACCGGCATTTCAAAAAAGATAATCTGAACCACTATATTTTTAATGTATATTTTTAAGATTGGAGGAATAATTCAATGAAACTTGTTTGGGATAAAGTTGGAGAACGGTTTTACGAAACCGGTTGTGATCATGGAGTTCTTTATCCGATTCAGACTGGTGGAAAATACAACAAGGGTGTTGCATGGAATGGTCTGAGTGCGGTGACGGAGAGTCCGTCTGGAGCAGAACCTTCGCCGATCTATGCTGATAACATCAAATATCTGAATATGATGTCGGCAGAAGATTTTGGGGGGACAATTGAAGCATATACTTATCCGGATGAATTCGCAGAATGTGACGGTTCTGTAGAGATTGCTCCAGGTGTGTTTGCGGGGCAGCAGAGTAGAAAACAGTTTGGTCTTTCTTATCGTACCATTCTGGGAAATGATGTCGATTCAGATGACTATGGTTATAAACTTCATCTGGTGTATGGATGTCTGGCTTCTCCTTCAGAGAAAGGTTATCAGACCAAAAATGACAGCCCGGAACCTATTGCACTTTCTTGGGAGTTTAGTACAACTCCTGCGGAGATTTCAAAACTGATTGAAGGAAAGAGAATCAAGCCAACAGCTATTCTTACTTTCGATTCTACCAGAGTAAATGCTAAGAATTTAGCTGAGTTGGAAGAAATTCTTTATGGTAAAGATCCGACTTCTCCAGAAGGAGATGATGGCGTTGAGCCACGACTTCCGTTACCGGATGAAGTAATCGAGATTATGTCAAAGGAAAACCCTTAATAAGCCTTTCTGTTAAGCCTGAAGACGGAAAGGCTACTTTGCTTGGAAAAGCAGTTAATGAATTACAGCGAGATGTGGTTATCGCTGATAATGAGGTGACAGGCACTCTGAAGTATATCGACGGTTATGTTGGTTTCAGTAGCAATGTTTCAGAGCAGTCAGGTAATTACTTGGCGATCAAGATAGATACAGAGCCGGTTGAAGCCAAAACAGTTGTTGAACTCGTAGGCGGAACAAAAGGACCGGTTACACTTGACGAAGACAGAAACATCGTACTCCTTATCAAGAATAAGGATACTCAGAGTATTAAGGTAACAATCACGCATGACAAGGAAAGCATTGAGAAGACTTATGGTCTTTCTGGACTGACCTTGGAAAGAGAATAAATTACAGGGAGCCTCGTATTCAATGTGCGGGGCTTCTTTTTATTTGAAAGGAGAAAAAATTATGTTGAAAAAAACTATTCCCTATATTGATCTGAACGGCGTTGAAAGAAAAGAGGATTTTTATTTTCATCTGTCAAAGCCGGAAATTGTCAAGATGCAGACAAGTGTGAAGGGCGGCTATGACGTACAGCTTAAAAGTATTGGTGCCGGTGCTGATGGCGGTCAGATTATGGAATTCTTCGAGGATCTTATTAAGAAGGCTTACGGTGTAAAGAGCGAGGATGGTCGTCGCTTTATGAAGTCTGAGGAGATTTCCAGATCCTTTATGGAATCACCTGCTTATGAGATCTTGTTTGAAGAGTTAGTTACAAACGATAAGGCAGCAGCGGATTTTGTGAACGCAGTAATGAACGTTGGCAATTCTGCTGCAACTCCGATGATTTCCACAAATACTCAGAACTAAAGGGAGGTAAGAGATGCTCCGAATCACAATACCATCCACGGAATTTTGGGATGAGGCGAAGCAAGAGTTTGTTTACACAAAGGCTCAGACCTTGCAATTGGAGCATTCTCTTGTTTCTCTTTCAAAATGGGAATCGAGATGGAATAAACCATTTCTGACAAAGCAGGAAAAAACATTAGAAGAAACCATTGACTATGTAAAATGCATGACTCTTACACAGAATGTGAAACCGGAAGTTTACAACTATCTGACAAACAGTAATATCAATGAAGTTAATCGATATATTGCTCTTCCAATGACGGCTACTCAGTTTTTTGAGGAGAAGAAAAGCCCTGGAAGCAAAGAGCAAATTACGGCTGAACTTGTTTACTATTGGATGATCGTCTTAAACATTCCGTTTGAGTGTCAGAAATGGCATCTCAATAAACTTTTTACGCTGATAAGAGTCTGTGATATAAAGAGCAGACCGCCGAAGAAACATAGCCGCAGAGAAATTATGAAACGAAATGCGGCATTAAATGCGGCTCGAAAGAAAAAATGGAACACGAAAGGGTGAGAAGATGAAGAAAGGAATTGATATTTCTTACTGGCAGGGAAAAGTAGATTTTTCTAAAGTTTCCAAAAGTGTAGAATTCGTAATTCTCAGGGAAGGATACCGGATGACAATTGACAAACGATTTTTGGAATATGTGCAAGGTTGTAAAGGAAATAGCATTCCGATTCATGGAGTTTATCATTTCTGTTACGCAACTTCCACAGTTGGAGCGGAAGAAGAAGCGGCTTCTTGTATTGCAAACATGCGGAAAGCTGGGTTGGGAAAAGATGTGATCGTATTCTTTGATTTTGAATATGACACTGTTAAGAAAGCGGCTGAGCAGGGAATTACATTAGGAAAATCAGAATGTATTGCTTTCACAAAAGCGTTCTGTTCCTATGTGGAGAGTCAGGGTTATAAAGCTGGAGTATATACAAATCTGGATTATTACCAGAATATGTATGACAAAGAAACATTGGACAAGTATATATTATGGCTTGCTGATTATACCGGTAATCCAGATGTGAAATGCACATATCAGCAATATACAAGCAGTGGTAAGGTTCCTGGTATTAACGGAAATGTAGATATGAATTACTTTTTTGGAGAAAAACAGGAGGAAGAGCAGATGAGAAAAACAGCACAAGATGTGTTGAATGTGATGCGAAGCTGGCTGGGTTATAACGAAGTAAACGGAAAATTCAGACAGATTATCGATTTATACAATTCTGTAAAACCCCTTCCGAGAGGTTACGCAGTACAGTATCATGACGAATGGTGTGATACTACAGTATCAGCAGCCGGAATCAAAGCCGAATGTTCAGATTTGATTGGACGAGAATGTGGATGCGAACAACACGTTAAGATTTTTCAGAGTATGGGAATCTGGATTGAAGACGGAACAATTGTGCCGAAACCTGGCGATATTATCCTCTATAACTGGGGTCAGTCTTATCAGCCAAATAACGGATACTCAGATCATATCGGTTTTGTAGAGAGTGTTTCTGGAGGTCAGATTACCTGTATCGAAGGAAATAAAGGAGAAGCCGTTGCAAGGCGTGTTATTTCTGTTGGAAATGGAAATATCAGGGGGTATGCAAGACCAAGATACAGCGGTGCAGGAACCACTCCAAGTAACCCGGTTACACCGCCGGCATCTGGAGACGGAAGTCTGAGCAAAAATGTAGCATGGTACGGAGTGGTAAATACAGGAACGCTGAATGTTCGCACATGGGCAGGAACAGAAAATTCACAGTTGAAATCTTATCCGACACTTTCGCAGGGAACTAAAGTTGGTGTTTGCGAAACGGTGAAGGATAAAAATGGAGATCCTTGGTATTACATTAAAATCACAGGAAATAAAGGCGAAAAATATGGTTTTGTTGCGGCAGCATATATTACAAAGCAGTCTTCCAGCAAGCCGAATGCAGATACAACCGTTTCAGATGATGGCGTAATTACCAAAACACCACAATGGGTAGGAAAGGTAATCGCTGATGTTCTTAATGTCCGCACATGGGCAGGAACGAATAATCCACTGATTAAATCATGGCCTCGACTTGGCTACGGGAATTTAGTGGATGTTTGTGATGTTGTGAATGCTCCAGATGGTTCCCGATGGTATTACATCAGAATTGATGGAAGAATCTATGGCTTTGTTCATTCGGCATATATCGAAAAGGCATAAGCAGATAGGTAGGTATTGTATGATCAAATTCAGACAAAAGGGCGACTTTTCCAAGCTGACTCGATTTTTGGAAAGAGCAAAAGAGGCAGTTCGTATTGGAGACTTAGATAAGTTTGGTAAAGAGGGAGTAGCCGCCCTTGCGTCTGCAACACCTGTGGATTCTGGGGAAACGGCGAGTTCCTGGTATTACGAGATTGAGAATCGAAAAGGTTCTGTAACGATTTCGTTTCATAATTCAAATATTCAAAATGGAGTTCCAATCGCTATTATTTTGCAATACGGGCATGGAACTCGAAACGGCGGCTGGGTACAGGGGCGAGATTACATCAATCCTGCTATCCAGCCTATTTTTGACAAAATTGCAAATAACGCATGGGAGGAGGTTATTAAGCCATGAGCAGGACAATTGATGAAAGAGTTGTCGAAATGCGATTTGATAATAAACAATTTGAGCAGAATGTTCAAACCAGCATATCGTCAATCGAAAAGCTCGAAAAAAGCTTAAATCTCAAAGGTGCCTCCAAGGGATTAGAGGATGTCAATGTTGCAGCCAAAAACTGTAATATGACGCCGCTTTCCAATGCGGTTGAAACAGTAAAAATGCGTTTCTCTGCACTCGAAGTCATGGCGATGACGGCGTTGTCGAACATTACGAATTCCGCATTAAATGCCGGTAAAAATATTGTTTCGGCATTAACAATCGATCCGATTAAGATGGGCTTCCAAGAATACGAAACGCAGATTAACGCAGTTCAGACAATTCTTGCCAATACGCAGAGTAAAGGAACAACGATTGACCAGGTAAATGCCGCGCTTGATGAGCTGAACAAATATGCAGATCAGACTATTTACAATTTTACGGAAATGACCCGTAATATTGGTACTTTTACGGCTGCGGGCGTGGATTTGGATAAATCAGTAACCTCTATCAAAGGTATTGCGAACCTGGCAGCGGTTTCTGGTTCCAATGCTCAGCAGGCAAGCACTGCCATGTATCAGCTTTCACAGGCGATTGCGGCGGGAAAAGTTAGCTTGCAAGACTGGAACTCCGTTGTAAATGCGGGAATGGGCGGTCAGTTATTTCAAGACGCGTTGAAACGAACTGCTGAACATTTTGGCGTCAACATGGATGCAATGATTGAAAAGTATGGCTCATTCCGAGCATCTTTGACTGAAGGCGAATGGCTGACAACAGAAGTTCTGACTGAAACATTGACTCAGTTATCGGGAGCCTATTCCGAAGCAGATCTTATTGCGCAGGGTTATACAGAGGAACAGGCTAGAGAAATTACAGAACTTGCCAAAACAGCACTGGATGCAGCTACGAAAGTAAAAACATTTACACAGTTGTGGGATACACTGAAAGAGTCGGTTCAGTCTGGATGGACGCAAAGCTGGGAAATCATCATTGGTGATTTCGAAGAGGCAAAAGAGCTTCTAACCGAAGTAAGTAATTCCTTGGGTAACATGGTAAATGCTTCCGCTGAAGCACGAAATAAAATGTTACAGGATTGGAAAGAGCTTGGAGGTAGAACTGCACTGATTGAAGCTGTACGAAATGCCTTCGAAGGTGTTTTGAATATTGTAAAGCCGGTTAAAGAAGCATTTAGAGAGGTATTCCCCCCAATGACTGGAGAACAGCTTTACAATCTTACAGTCGGGCTACAAGAACTTACAGAAAAATTCAAAATAGGTGAAGAAACGGCGAATAACCTGAAGAGAACATTCAAAGGGGTATTCGCTTTATTTGATATCGGACTTCAAGGAATTAAAGCACTAGTTGGCGGATTTGCCGATTTGATTGGTTATGTGGCTCCGGCAGGGGATGGTATTCTTGGCTTTACAGCGGGAATCGGAGATTTCATTGTCGGCATTGATGAAGCTATTAAATCATCTGATGCGTTCAACAAAGCCATAGAAGGAATTGGAAATTTCTTGAAACCGATTGCTGATGGTGTGAAGACTTTTGTAAAAACAATTGCGGATGCTTTCAGCGAATTTGCGAATGTTGATACCAGTGGACTCGATAATTTTGCGGACAAGGTACAGACTCGATTTGAACCGTTTGTAGAATTAGGCGAATTGGTAAAGAAGGCATTTGAAGGGATTATCGGGATTGTCGAGAAGGCATCTCCTGTTTTATCGAAGCTGGGTTCTATTGTTGCGAACGCATTTGGAAACCTCGGAGAAGCGATTCTCACAGCGTTTGATACTGCGAGCTTTGATCCGATTTTGGACTTGATCAATACTGGATTGTTTTCTGCAATTCTGATTGGAGTGAAGAAGTTTATCAACTCTTTATCGGAAATCACAGAAAATGGCGGCGGAATTCTTGGTTCATTCAAAGATATTTTGGATGGAGTCAAGGGAAGTTTAGAAGCATGGCAATCAAGTCTGAAAGCTGGAACTCTTCTTAAAATTGCTGGTGCGATGGCGATTTTGACAGCGGCAATAGTTGCATTATCGCTTGTCGATTCGGGGAAACTGAACGCCTCCTTAGGTGCTTTGAGTGTTCTATTTGTTGAGTTGCTTGGCTCTATGGCTATTTTTGAAAAGATAATGAATGGCGTAGCAATCAAAGGAATGGGGCAGTTGACTATTGCGATGATTGGACTGTCTACTGCTGTTCTTATTCTTGCCGGAGCAGTGCAGAAATTATCCGGTTTGGATTGGGATGGACTTCTGAAAGGATTAGTCGGCGTTGCTGGGTTATCTGCTATTCTGGTGACGTCTGCAACAGCACTTTCCAAAACATCGAAAGGGCTAATAAAAGGTTCTGCTGGTTTGGTAGTATTTGCAGCAGCGATTCGAGTGCTTGTGGGAGCAGTTGAAGATTTGGGAGCGTTAGATGCAGGATCTTTGGCGAAAGGTCTGATTGGAGTTGGCGTTCTTTGCACCGAACTGGCGTTATTCCTGAAAACTACGGATTTGGATGGGATGGGTGTTCTGAAAGGAACCGGTTTAGTTCTTCTTGCGGCATCCATCAATATTCTGGCGGATGCAGTTGGAGCATTTGGCACTTTGGATATTTCCAGTCTTTTGAAGGGATTATCTGCGGTTGCAGTGGTTCTTACAGAACTGGCAGTATTCACCAAAGTTACGGCTAATGCGAAGCATGTGATTTCAACAGCTACAGCAATGACTATTCTTGGAGCAGCCATGCTTGTGTTTGGAGAAGCAGTAGAAAAGATGGGAAACTTGTCCTGGGGAGAGATTGGACGAGGTCTTACAACAATGGCTGGTTCTTTGGCGGCTGTAACAGTTGCGATGAATCTTCTTCCGAAGGGAATGATGTCGAAAGCGACTGGAATGGTGGAAGTTGGTGCGGCATTACTCATCATCGGTGAAGCGGTCCGAAATATGGGTGGAATGTCTTGGGAAGAAATCGCCAGAGGTTTAGTGACCCTTGCCGGTTCCATGACCATTCTTGTTGTGGCACTCAATGCGATGAGAGGAGCCCTTCCGGGTGCGGCGGCTGTTCTCACAGTATCCGCAGCACTGGCTGTATTTACTCCAGTTATCAAGACATTGGGAAATATGTCTTGGGAGAGCATTGCCAAAGGCTTGGTGGCACTAGCTGGTTCTTTCACTGTACTTGGTGTTGCTGGAGTTGTGTTAGGACCGCTGACGCCGGCTATTCTCGGACTTTCAGCCGCTATTGCTGTATTAGGGGTAGGGTGTCTGGCCGCAGGTGCCGGTATTCTCGCATTTTCTACTGGACTTTCTGCTTTGGCAGTATCAGGGGCAGCGGGAGCGGCATCCCTTGTGGTGGCAGTATCCAGTATTCTTAGTCTGATTCCATTACTGTTTGAAGCAATTGGAGAAGGAATTCTTTCTCTTGCTGGTGTAATCGCGAATGGAGGACCGGCTATTGCCGAGGCATTTACCGTATTGGTTCTTGCTGCTGTCGAGGCGTTGGTTACGGCTACTCCGGCAGTTGTGGATGGACTGTTTGTCTTGATTGACAGCGTACTTTCGGCTCTGGTTGAGCATACGCCGACCATCGTGGAGCAGTTATTCGATATTCTAATCGGAATCATTCAAGCTATCACAACGAAGCTTCCGGAATTGATTAAAGCCAGTGTTGAATTATTGATGGCTTTCTTCGACGGGGTAATCGACGCTTTGAGTGGTATTGATGTGAATGTACTCGTTAAAGGAATCGCCGGAATTGGCTTACTCTCAGCAATCATGCTCGCTCTCAGTGCTGTTGCATCTTTGGTACCGGGTGCTATGATTGGCGTTCTCGGAATGGGTGCAGTCATCGCAGAGTTGGCATTGGTTCTGGCGGCGGTCGGGGCTTTGGCTCAAATACCCGGATTGGAATGGCTCATTGGAGAAGGCGGAAAGCTGTTACAGGGAATTGGTACCGCTATCGGTCAATTTGTAGGTGGTATTGTCGGAGGATTTATGTCTGGAGTTTCCAGTCAGTTTCCGCAAATCGGAGCAGACCTTTCTGCATTTATGATAAATGTGCGGCCTTTCATTGAAGGTGCTACACAGCTTAATCCTTCTATGTTAGACGGTGTAAAAGCATTAGCGGAAACCATTCTTATTCTGACTGCGGCTGATATTCTGAACGGATTGACTTCTTGGCTTACGGGAGGATCTTCCCTGAGCGATTTCGCTACTCAACTCGTTCCGTTTGGCGAAGCAATGCGGGATTTTTCTATTGCTATTGCTGGTATGGATGGGGAATTAGTGGCGAATGCAGCTACAGCCGGAAGAACACTTGCTGAGATGGCATCAACTCTTCCGAATTCTGGAGGAGTAATCGGGTTCTTTACAGGTGAGAATGATATGAGCGCTTTCGGCGCACAGCTTATTCCATTTGGCGAGGCGATGATGGGATTTGCATCCGCGGTACAGGGATTGGATGCCGATGCTGTAACTAACGCTTCCATTGCCGGTAAAGCTATGGCAGAGATGGCAACCACGATTCCGAATTCTGGCGGCGTAGTAGGTTTCTTTGCCGGAGAAAATGACATGGATGCATTTGGCGAGCAGCTTATTCCCTTTGGTGAGGCGATGATGTTGTTCTCACAAGCAGTAAGAGGTTTGGATGCAAATGTAATTGTGGAGTCTGCTACAGCAGGAAAAGCTTTGATTGAATTGGCAAACACGGTTCCAAATAGCGGCGGTGTCGTTGGATTCTTTACTGGAGAGAATGACATGGGTGCATTTGGAGAAAATCTGGTACCGTTTGGTAAGGCGATGAAGTCCTACTCCGATGCGATTGCCGGTATCGATGTGGAAGCGGTTACGAATTCTGCAACGGCTGGAAAAGCGGGGGTTGAAATGGCAAATACTTTACCGAATACTGGTGGATTGGTGAGTTGGTTTACCGGAGACAACGATATTGCCTCTTTTGGGACAAGTCTTGTTTCCTTTGGTAAGAATTTTGCACAGTATTCCAACTATATGAAAAATGTAGACGCGAATATTGTTACTGCTACAACCAATGCTGCGACCTCTATTGTCGAACTTCAGAAAAGTCTTCCAAAAGAAGGTGGATGGTTCTCTGATGATATGACACTTTCCAGCTTCGGTAGTGACATGGCATCGTTTGGTTCCTATTTCGGCAATTATTACAACAGTATCAGCGGTATTGATACAACTCTGCTGTCTAGTGTAATTACCCAGACGAATCGCCTTGTGAGTATGGCTAATGGGATGGTTGGTCTGGACACAAGTGGTATGACTTCTTTCAGTTCCGCGTTGACAACTCTCGGGGAAACCGGTGTAACTGGATTTATCAATGCATTCAATAATGCAGGAACTCGGGTAACAACAGCAGCATCGAGTATGTTGGCATCTTTTATCAACGGAGCAAATGCGAAGAAATCTGAACTGACAACAACATTCATAACCCTAGTTCAAGCTGTATTGACAGCAATTAACGGAAAACAGGGAGAATTTCAAACTAGCGGTTCTACACTCATGGTTAAGTTTATTGCGGGGGTTAGAAGTAAGGATAGTGAACTCAGAACCGCTTTTACAACTACGCTGAGTGGTGCCATAACTGCTATCAAAGATTATTATGGTGAGTTCAAATCTGCTGGCTCATATTTGGTCGATGGTTTTTGTAATGGTATAAGCGAAAATACTTGGAAAGCAGAGGCAAAAGCAAGAGCAATGGCAGCCGCGGCAGCAGAAGCGGCGGAAGACGAATTGGATGAACATTCCCCTTCCAAACGTTTTTATGGAATTGGTGACTTTGCGGGAATCGGTTTTATAAACGCATTGATTGATAACGTTTCAAAAGCTGGTAAAGCCGGACGGGAAATTGCCAAATCTTCTATTGATGGATTGAATGATGTCATTTCCAGAATTGCGGATTATGTAGACGCAGATATGGACGTTCAACCTACTATTCGACCAGTGCTTGATCTATCTGCTGTTGAAGCAGGGACTGGGCGATTGAATACTTTGTTCAGTCGTAATCAGGCTTTGTCCGTTAGCACTGGAATGAATGAGCGGGTTTCAGAGATGGAAGTTCAAAATGGAGAAAGTTCTTCTGCGGGGAACACCTATCAATTCACACAAAATAATTATTCGCCTAAGGCTTTGTCGAGAATTGATATTTATCGACAGACAAAGAATCAATTTTCGGCGATGAAAGGGCTGGTGAGTAATACATGATTAGAGCAGTAACGGTAACTAATTATTTAGGAGAATCCAAGAGATTTGAATTAGCGTTCCCGGAAAAATCCGGGTTCGCTGTTCAATCGATAAGCGGATTAGGACCGAGCAAAGCTGATATTAACACGACTGAAATTTCTACGAATGATGGATCACTGTATAACTCAGCAAGAGTGAATTCCAGAAATATTGTTATGTCTTTAAAACTGATGTTTACCCCTCAGATCGAAGACACAAGACAAGACTCCTACAAATACTTTCCGATAAAGAAGAGAGTGACGCTTCTCATCGAGACAGATAACCGCATTTGTGAGACTTACGGCTATGTGGAATCGAATGAGCCGGATATTTTCAGCAGCGATGAAACGACACAAATTTCCATCGTGTGTCCCGATCCTTATTTTTATTCTGCTGGTTCGGATGGAACCAACACAACTATCTTTTACGGTGTGGAACCTTTGTTTGAGTTTGCTTTTTCGAATGAATCTTTGACTGAATCTCTAATCGAATTTGGCGAGATTAAAAACGAAACTGAGCAGACAGTATATTACTCCGGTGATGCTGAAATCGGGGTTGTGATTACCATCCATGCCATCGGAAATGTGAGAAACATTACGATTTATAATACCGGGACGAGAGAAGTAATGCGCATTGACACTGATAAGTTAGAGAAACTAACTGGTTCTGGAATGGTTGCAGGTGATGAAATCATCATTTCAACGATTAAAGGTGATAAATCAATTACACTTCTTCGAAATGGTATTTATACCAATATTTTAAACTGTCTTGACAAAGACTCAGATTGGTTTCAGTTATCCAAAGGCGATAACATTTTTGCTTATGTGGTTGAAGAAGGAACGACCAATGTACAGTTTAAGATTGAAAACCGGACAGCATTTGAGGGGGTATAGTTATGGAATTGATTGTTCTGGATACTTCTTTGAAAATGCTTTCAGTGCTTGATACCTTCGAGTCGCTTATATGGACGGAGCGGTATTCCGCCTATGGTGATTTTGAGGTATATACAAGCATCAACGATTCTATTCTTGAAATCCTGAAAGACGACTACTATCTCTGGCTGAAAGAATCCGACCAGACTATGATTGTCGAGGATAGAAAGATTGAATCAGATGCCGAAAACGGAAACCATTTCACAGTCACCGGAAGGTCATTGGAATCCATTTTGGAACGCCGCATTATTTGGAAACAAACGATTCTAAGCGGAAACTTTCAAAATGGAATTAAAAAGCTGTTGGATGAGAATATCATCAATCCTTCTGATGCTTCTCGAAAGGTGGAAAGATTGATATTCGAAGCATCAACAGATCCGGCGATTACTGGGTTGACGGTAGATGCACAGTTTACCGGAGATAATCTGTATGATGCCATAAAAAAGCTGTGCGATTCCAAGAATATCGGTTTCCGAATCAAGCTGTCCGACGATAACAAATTCGTTTTTAAACTCTATGCCGGTGCAGACCGTTCTTACGATCAGTTCACGAATCCATATGTCATCTTTTCTCCCAAGTTTGAGAATGTAATCAATACCAATTATCTGGAATCAAAGAAGACTTTAAAAACTGTTACTTTGGTTGCCGGAGAGGGAGAAGGGGCTGATCGGAAGACTACAACTGTAGCTTGTTCGTCTGGAGCCGGAACAGGTTTGAATCGAAGGGAACTTTACACAGATGCCAGAGATGTTTCTTCGACCGTGGATAATGAAACATTAACGGATGCTGAGTATAAAGCACAGCTTTCTCAAAGAGGGTTGGAAAATCTGGCTGAGAACATCGCAACTAAATCGTTTGAGGGAAAGGTTGAAACGACAAGAATGTACCGATATGGAGAGGATTTCTTCTTAGGAGACATGGTCCAGATTGTGAACGAATACGGCATTGAGGGAAAAGCCCGTGTCACAGAATTTATTCGTTCCCAGAGCAAAGAAGGACTTGATTCGTATCCGACATTCGTTACCGTAGAATAGCAGGAAAGGGGTGAAGAAAAATGAGTGTCACTTATGGGTTCTATAACTCAAAGAACAAAGACCGGCGATATGACGCCATTCAAATGTCCAGTATTTTTGACGGAATCATTCGTGACGGCATTTTGCAGCATGTTGGGACTGCTATGATGGTAAAAGAGTCTACTGGCATGATGGTGAATGTCGGAATCGGACGGGCATGGTTTAATCATACCTGGACATTGAACGACGCCTTGCTTCCATTAACTGTACCACAGTCAGAAGTAATTCTGAATCGAATTGATGCTGTGATTTTGGAAGTGGATTCTCGAGAATCTGTTCGAGCAAATACCATTAAAATCGTTAAGGGTACACCGGCTACAAATCCGGTAAAACCATCAATGATAAAAACAAATGATCGTTGGCAATATCCATTGGCGTACATTCGAGTAAATTCTGGGGTTACATCCATACGACAGGCGAATATTACTAATACGGTTGGAACATCGGAGTGTCCATTTGTAACAGCGCCTTTGGAGAAGATGTCTATTGATGCGTTGGTTGCTCAGTGGAAAGACCAATGGGATGCTTTTTATGAAAAAGAAACCTCGGACATGGAGGCAACAAATTCTTTCTGGAAAGACCAATGGTCAAAATGGTTTAATGCACAGACAGAAGAAATTCAACAATCCTATCTGGACTGGGAAAAACAGTGGAATGATTGGTATGCGACGCAAACGGCGGATATGCAAGAAACGAATGCCTATTGGAAACAGTTATGGGCGACCTGGTTCAACGAGTACACGAACAATAATACATCCGAAATGGCTGCATGGCGAGAGAACGCCCAAGCTTTATTTGATGAGTGGTTCCAACAGTTGAAAGATACGCTTTCGGAGAACGTAGAGGCGAATCTGGCAAACCAGATATTGGAGTTGCAGGAGCGAACGAAGATTTTAGAAGAAATTGTAGAAGGAATTCGGACAGAATTTACCGTTTACAATAAACTTTATGATAATGGTTACGAGAACCATGACAAGCTTCTTGATTCATCGGACGGAACTATTATTGATAGTGACATAGATCCGATTGTAGCGAGAGCATACTCCAGTTCTTTGATTCTGGATAGTAATGGACAGCCTATTGATGGTCGCGTTATTTTTTGCATTAGATAAAAAAAGGAGGATATGACAAAATGAAAATTACAGATTATGAGAAAGTTCGTCAGTTGGATGAGAGCAATATTGTCTTGATTGATGGTAACAACGGGACTAAAACGATCTTAGTAAGCGATTTCGCAAAGGCTCTGATCGGCCTCATGAATTCAAAAGATTTTATTTCCGGGGTTAATCTGTCAGAGCTTGATCAAATTAAGACTTTGTCTACAAATGACAAGTTTTTAGTTGGAACTGCGGCTGGAAACAAAGCAATTGGTGCCAATGATGCATTGTTTGCTATTCTGGATTCTTTTGTGCCGAAGGAACAGCGCCGAATGATTTACAGAGGGAAAAACCTTGGAAGTGTTGTTACAGAAGAACAGAAGACCAATATTAAAAATGGTACCTTTAAGGGCTTTTTCTTAGGTGATTATTGGACTATCGGAAGCTATACGTGGAGGATTGTGGATTTTGATTACTGGTATGATTGCGGAGATACTGCATTTACAAAACCTCATTTGGTCATTATGCCGGACAAACCACTTTACAATGCACAGATGAACGCGACGAACATCACTACTGGTGGTTATGTAGGTTCTGAAATGTATAAGAAAAATCTCGCTCAGGCGAAAACATTAGCAGCAAGTGCTTTTGGTAATCTGATTCTTTCTCATCGTGAACATCTGACAAATGCCGTTACGGAAGGATATCCCTCCGGAGGGGCGTGGTTTGATTCTACTTTAGAACTTCCTAATGAGATTATGATGTATGGAAGTCACGTTTTCGCACCGGCTGGAGATGGAAAAATTGTTCCGAATCGATATACAGTTGGAAAGACGCAGCTTGCTTTATTTACTGTGGTTCCGAAATTTATTGCAAACCGTGCGACTTTCTGGCTCAGAGACGTCGTTTCTTCGGCTTTTTTCGCTCTTGTGGACGTCTATGGCCATGCGAACTGCTACCACGCTTCGGCCTCTCTTGGGGTTCGTCCGGTATTCCCTATTGGTTAGTTTTAATCCAGGGGCCCTGTGCCCCGAAAAAAAACAGTACGCAGGTGACAGCTATCTGTGCTATAAAAAGAAAAAATGAATGAAAGGTGAATGTCAAAATGGATGATAAGATTTATAAGATTACTCTGGCTGATGGGACAGTGATTGATAATCTGAAACTGAACGGAAACAACTTTATTTCGCCTGTGGAAATTGATGAGACCATTTTTGATGGGAACTGCCTAAATGTCACAATCAATGACGGCGAAAAAGACGATGTCCATACGAATATGGAACTGGTACAGATCACAAAGATGGGAGAGGAGTATTGGTTTATACTTCGTGATGTTCCAGAAAATGAATTGGCTTTTATTAAATTACAGTCGGATATTGAATATATAGCCATGATGTCTGAAATTGAACTGTAAGGAGGAGAGCTGACATGAGACGTAGTAAAAATTTTGACAAAGTAAAACGCTATTATAACATGGGAATGTGGAACGAGATGCGTGTCCGAAATGCCGTGAAAATGAATTGGATCACGGAAGAAGAATTTAAAGAGATTACGGATAAGGATTACGCATGAGTGTCCTAGTGAGCGACCGGACAGAATCCAAATTTGAAGCGATTACTTATTCTGTTGAATTACATGATATGTTAATCGAGCTGATGCAGCGTAGCTTCGGAGTAAAAGATTTGGATCATTTTGTCCGGGTAAAATATGCTTATGGAAAAGAGTCCGCTGAGGATTTTTCCAAGTATAGATATTTGATGCTGAATTATAAAAATCGAATAGATCAGCTAGCTTCTATGCTAACGAGTAACATCCGGGCAGCAAATTCTATATATCCGACCACGCTGCATGAATATGAGAAAAGAAGAGATTATCAAAATACAGCCATAGTAAACTGCGAACAACTCTTAAAAGAGTTACAACGAATCGTTGAGATATTCGAAGTGGATGTTAATCTCTATAGTCGCTATGTTAAAGCTATCGACCGAGAAATCGGATTGATAAAAAAGTGGCGTCAACGAGATAACCGAATCAGGTCACAGTTAAAAGGGTAATGTCTAATTATGCGTCGTTTCTTCGGCTAATTTCGCTAATGTGAACAACAATGGCAATACGAACTACAACAACGCTTCGAACTCTAATGGGGTTCGTCCGGATTCTCTGCCTAACCAACAGAGAAGGAGACATTGTCCTTTCCGAAGGGATAAATAGCAAAGCCGGACGCAATTTACTACGGTAAGTATTGCTAACACGGTGAATGATTTATGAACTATGAGGAGATTGTCTGTGACGCCAACAATTTGTATAGGGCTTATAAGGCCTCTGTCAAAACCAGCAAATGGAAAGAAACAACACAGAAATTCATGATGAATTTTCTGAGGTATATCTTTTCTATTCAAGATGATTTGATAAATCGGACACTTCAAAATGGACCGACACAAGAATTCACGCTGTTTGAGAGAGGTCGAGTAAGACCTATAACAAGTATTCAAATTAGAGATCGTATTATTCGACATGTTTTATGCGATGAGATTTTACTTCCTGAAGTGAAAAAGCATATTATTTATGATAATTGTGCTTCGATAAAAGGAAGAGGAATCTCTCATCAGCGAGATAGATTCGAAGTTCATCTTCGTAAATATTATCGTTTGTATGGGAATGAAGGTTGGATATTGTTTGGAGACTTTTCTAAGTTTTATGACAACATCATTCATGAAATTGCCAAACGAGAATTGTTGAGGCTATTTGATGACGATGAATTTATTGATTGGTTATTAACGCAAATTTTTGACGGGTTTAAAATCGATGTTTCTTACATGACAGACGAAGAATATGCCACATGTATGACAGATACTTTCAATAAGTTGGAGTATAGAAATATTCCAGAGTCAAAGTTGACTGGTGAAAAATGGATGGAGAAATCGGTTAATATTGGCGACCAGCTATCTCAGGTTATTGGAATTTATTATCCATATCGGATCGATAATTATGTCAAGTATGTGCGAAGTCAGAAATTCTATGGAAGATACATGGATGACTGGTATATCATGAACCCGAGCAAAGAAGAATTGTTAGATTTGCTGGATCATATTCATCAGATTGCAGAAGAATATGGAATCCATATCAATAGGAAGAAAACTCGAATTGTGAAGATTTCCAGTACATACAAATTTCTGCAAATCAAATATAGTTTGACCGATTCCGGTAAAGTAATCAAACGAATCAATCCAAAGAGAGTTACTGCGATGCGTAGAAAACTCAAAAGGCTTGCTGTAAAAGTGAAGAATGAGGAAATTTCGTATGAAAATGTAGAAAATATGTTTCGAAGCTGGATGGGTGGTTTTTATAAACTTCTATCCAAAGAACAAAGAAAAAATTTAATAGGTCTTTACGAAGATTTATTTGAAAAATCGATTGAGATTGTCAATAAAAAGATGATTATAGTCGATAAAACAAGATAAATATGGGAGGGTACCTATATGGAGCCATGGTTTCAAATGGTAGCGACGATTGTATGTGCAGTTGTCGCTTCTTCTGGTTTTTGGGCATACATCCAGAAGAGAAGCGAGAAAAAAGATGTGAGAACACAGATGTTGATTGGGCTTGCTCATGACAGAATCGTATATCTTGGCATGTCCTATATCGATCGGGGTTGGATTACGCAGGATGAATATGAAAATCTGCATGATTATCTCTATAAGCCTTATGAAAAAATGGGAGGAAATGGTTCGGCGAAGAAAGTTATGTCGGAAGTCAACAAACTACCCATTCATAAATCAACATATACTCAAAAAAATCAGTAGGAGGAATCAATCATGGAACAGATTATGAATTATGTAAAACCGGAACTGATTGTTGTAGCGATTGTTCTGTATTTCTGCGGAATGGCATTGAAGCAGACACAGGTGGTTAAGGATAAATATATCCCTATGCTTCTGGGGGCAGGAGGAATCGTTCTTTGTGGAATTTGGGTTCTGGCAACATCGCCATTAGGTAACGGTCAGGAGATTGCTATGGCGGTCTTTACAGCAATTGTTCAGGGGATTTTAATGGCAGGTCTCAGTAATTATGTAAATCAGATTATCAAACAGGCAAATAAAAATGAGTAATTAGAGCGGGAAACCGTTCTTTTTTATTTTTAAAAGAGAGGATGATACGAATATGGCTATTAACAAAGTAATTTATGGTGGACGGACACTGATCGATTTAAGTGGCGATACTGTCACTGCTGATAAAATTCTCGATGGATTTACAGCTCATGATAAAAAAGGAGAGACTATCACCGGTACTTGTAAGTACGATGTAGATTCTAGTGATGCGACGGCTGCTGTTGCTGAAATTCTTCAGGGAAAGACCGCTTATGTAAGAGGTAAGAAACTGACTGGTACTATGAAAAACAATAGTGCTGTGGCTGGAACAATTTCTTCTAAGGATGAGCAATATACAGTTCCTCAGGGATATCATGATGGTTCTGGTAAAGTTGGAATTGTAGATACAGAAAAAGAAAAATTGGTTCCTGCTAATATTCGAGAGGGTATTACGTTGCTTGGCGTTGAGGGAACGATGTCCGGAACAGAAGACGCCAAACCACAGGCCAAGACAGTTACACCGAAAACCACAGAACAGACTGTATTACCAGATACTGAAGAAGGATATAACTACTTATCACAGGTTACAGTTGCAGCAATTCCGTATCAGGAAAGTGAAAATCCCGCTGGAGGTACCACGGTAACTATCGGGTAGAAGGGAGGCTTAAATGGCTACAAGTAAAGTCGTTTATAGCGGTAAGACCCTCATAGATCTGACCGAGGATACAATCACAGAGGAAACATTGTTGCGAGGTTATACAGCGCATAAAGCGGACGGTACAAAAATTGTAGGGACCGCATTTAAAGACTACCCTTCGAGATATTCGTTTCTCGATACCCTTCAGGATTCAAAGGGGGAGAATATCCTTGATAAAGCGAATAATGTAATACAAGGTGAAACGGTGTATAAAAAAGTGTAGAAATGTCGTTTATTTCTTGAGTATTCCTACATTTTGCTGGAAGAAATGGCTTAAAATCAAGATTTCCTGTTTCCGTTGAAGAAGCAGCTCAGGCTGGTAAATTCTAAGGAATGGCTTGAAATCAAACTTTGTGGTATGCTTGAAAGTAGTATGAAAAATAGAACTATTTGACTATTGCTTGATAGCATACATTTGACAACTGTTAGATGAAAAAAGAGGATAAATATCAAATCTCATTTAGTTGAGTGACAGATATTCATCCTCTTTTTTGCTACATTTTTTCGGGCTTTTCGTAACCTTCCGGTATCACAACGGTTACGCTTCCGTCATTTAATTCTTCAGGCATTCGATACCCACGGAATAAAAGTTAGGAATCCTTTTCAGTGAATGTGGAGGAGACGTTGGTAATACTAAAGGGTCAAAATTCTGCGTTAGGTATTC